AACGCCGGCCGCGGCTACAAGCGGGCCGACGTCGAGACCACCAGCGCCCGCTAGGCACCCTGATAGGCCAGGGCCCCCGCTAGAACCTAGCGGGGGCCCTGTCTGCGTCCTGAGCAGGCGTCTAGCCGGTCTAGCGGGTCTAGCCTCGGGCGGTGCGCGGGCGGTACTGCAACCGGCCGTCCCCGGTGAACGACGTCTGCTCGTCCAGCGGCAGCAACAGGTGCACGCGCACGCACCCCGTGCAGGCGTACAGGGTGCGGCCGGCGCCGGACCCGCCCTCGATCGTCGCAACCGCCGTACCGCCGAGGATGCGCTCACGGCACACCGTGCACTCATGCAGGGCCACCGGGGCAGGCGTGCGGGTAGCCTCGGTCATGTCGACTCCAATCCAGTCGGCCATCCCCCGGACCGTGCCCCGGTCGCGGGGGTTTCTCCTGCTCACGGTAGCGCCTTGTATCGGTACGTACAGCTACGTAGCTCCAAGATGCGCTCTGACCAGCGACACCTAGCGTCGTAGGCATGGCCGCTGATCCAGACGCCGAGATCGACCACGACGGGCCCGTGACCCCGTACCGGCAGCTCGCCGAGATCCTGCGTGCGCGCATCGCCCGCGGGGACTGGGCACCCGGCCGGCGCATCGCGTCGGAGACGGCCCTGGTGCAGCAGTACGGGCTTGCGAGGACGACCGTGCGCCGCGCCATCGCCGTGCTCCGCGAGGACGGCACCGTGACCGTGGTGCCCCAGCGGGGAACCTTCGTAGCCGACCCGCCGGAGTAGGGCCCGCCCGCGCCTGGGGCGGACCCTTCCCGGCCTGCTACGCGCTCAGCGCCTCCCCACCGTTGCCCGGTGCGCGGAGCGCCCGACTTCGGTGTCGGTGTACTTCTTCGCCACGGTCACGCCTCCCTCGACCTCGACGTCGATGAGGTCCATCAGCCGGCGGTCGTTGAAGTAGACGTTCACCGCGGTCGGCGGCGCAGGCTGTGGCGCCGGCGGGGTTGCCCCGTGCCGGGCGGCAGGCACCGGGAACGGCCTCGACGGCGGCAGCGCCATCCCGTCGACCATCGCCATCGACCGGCCCGTGCTGTAGATGCGGGCACCGGCGGTCGTGACCCGCATCAGCTCCGGGCCGCGCTCGCCCACCCACGCCATGGTGCCCACCGGAGCCAGGCCCCCGGACGCGAACCCCGGGATGTGCCCGAGCGCCCCGCCGACACCCTTCAAGGCGCCCTTCACCGTGGAGCCCAGGTAGCCCGAGACGGACTGGAAGCCGCGCTTGATGCCGCGCAGCAGCCCCGACATGAGATCGACACCGTGCTGGTACAGCCAGTCACCCGCACCGGAGAACGCGTTCTTGATGGGGTTCACCAGGTGCGACACCGTCCAACCGCGGAGGTTCTTCGCTGCCGCCGTCATGCCGGTTGCCAGGCCGGACACGATGCCCTTGCCGTGGGAGACCAGCCACCCGCGCGCACCGGAGAACACCCCGAGGACCGGCGCGACCACGTGTGCGCGCACCCACTTGCCGATGCCGAGCGCGGCCGTGGTGATTCCCGCGAGGAGGCCCGCGACCAGGTCCCGGCCGATCCCCGCGAACACCGTGCTCGGGGAGTGAATCCCGAACAGCGACTTCACCCAGGTGACAACCGGCTGCACCAGGTGCGTGCCCAGCCACTTCCCGATGCCCTTCGCACCCGCGGCGATCCCGGCCAGCAGGCCCCGCACCAGGGCCCCGCCCTTCGAGACCAGCCACGACCCGGCGCCCCCGAAGGCCTTGACCACCCGCCCGGCGAGCTGGCCGGCCGCGTCGCCGACCCACCGGATCCCGCCGACGATCCCGTCCCGCAGGCCCTTGACGATCCGCAGGCCGGCCGCGCCCGCACGGGCCCAGTACCCGAAGACCTTCGCCACCAGGTCGTCGAGCTTGCCCCGCACAGTGCGGGACGCCGCCGGGAAGACCTTCTCGAAGCCCTCGACGAAGCCGCGGAGGAAGACACGGCCCGCCCGCCCCAGCACCTTGAAGCCCTTGCCGAGCGCCTTCTCGACCAGGCGGCCCAGGCCGCCGATGCGCTTGAGGAACGGGGCGAACATCTTGAGGACCGGAACCTTCTCCAGCACCTTCCCCAGCGCCCCGCCGACACGCCCGACGGGGATCACCGACACCACGGCGATGATCGTGTCCAACCAGTGTTTCCGCCAGAAGCTCGCGCTGAACAGCGGGTCGAAGAGCGTCCGGAGGATCCCGAGGGAGAGCGGCACGGCCATCTTCCCGAAGCTCTTGCCGACCTCGAAGAAGTCGATCTTCGATAGGGCCTTGATGACCTTCTTCGTCAGGTCGGCCATGTGCTGGCCAAGCCACCCGATGGCCTTGCCCAACCCGGAGCCGATCTGCCTGCCGAGCTTCCCCCAGTCGACGTCATCCGGCGCCGACTTGATCGCATCCCCGATGCCACCCGAGATCAGCGCCCGGAGCTGCTGCCCGAACTGCTTCGCCTGCGAGGCCTGCGCCTTGGGCTTCGCGATCAGGTCCGGGATCTGGGACTTCGAGCCCTTCAGTGTCGGTGACGGCACCTTGAAGGTGTACGGCTTCCGCAACAGCGAAGGAATCGTCGGGCCCGCGATCTGCGGTGTCGGGACCTTCAGCTTCGCCTTCGTCGAGGCCGGCTTGAACCCGGCGAAGAAGTCGCCCACCGCACCCGTGAGCCGCCCGAACTGGGCCTTGATCGCATCGACCGGCACCAGCCTGGTGGCCAGCTCGTGGCCGAAGTGGTGCACCGCAGGAAGTGCGGTCGTCGTCATGTACGTGACGAACTTCGTCAGCGGCGGGAGCAGCAGGTCCCCGGCCTGGATTGCGAAGACCTCAAGGTTCGACTTGATGATCTTGATCTGTGCGGCGGCGGACTTGCGCTGCTCCGCCACCGCCGGCCCGTACTTGCCCATGGAGCTGTTGACCTGCTCCTGCTTCTGCTCCAGCACGTCCAGGTTGTTGATCATCGACAGGATCGCCGACGACGACTTGCCTCCACCGAACGCATGGGACAGCAGCGCCGCCGACTGCGTCGCCGACAACCCCGACGCGTCCAAGTGCGCCTTCAGCAGCTTCATCGCGCCGATCAGCCCCTCCGGGCCGCGCATGGCGTCCCCGAGCTTCTGACCCGACAGGTGAATGCGGTCCAGCTGCTTCTCCGCCGCACGCGACGGCGCACCCAGCAGCGAAATCGACATGCGCAGACGAGTCGCCGCCGACGCGGAATCGACACCCTCATCGGTGAACAGCGCCAAAGCGGCACCGACCTGGCTGAGCGTCAAGCCGAAAGTCTTCGCCGTCGGCAAAATCCCGGTGCCGAGGGCGGCGACCATGTCCTCCATCGAGATGTTGCCCGCGCCGATTGTCGCATTGAGGGTCTGCGCGGCCTCGTTCATGTTCGTGGCGCCGCGAATCCCGGTACGCCACGCACCCGCCAGGGCGTTCGTCGTCGCCTCAAGATCCGACCCGCCGACCGCCGCCAAGTCACTGGAGGTCTTCAGGGCCTTCATCGCCTGCACGTTGTCCATGCCGACGGCCTTCAGGTGATACAGCGCCTCCGACAGCTCCTGAGGCCCCTGCTCCGCGGTCTTCCCCAGCTCCAACACCTGAGCGCTGAGGATCTTCACGTCCTTCGCGGTACCGCCCGCCTGCGTCTGGATACGCAGCATTTCCGCCTGGAACTCGACCGCTTTCTTCGTGCCCTCCGCGAGCCCCGCGGCAATCCCCACACCAAGCGCCAAGGAAAGACCCTTCGCGGCCTTCCCCAGCTTCCCGAAACCCCGCTCCAGGCGAGACGCGGAATTGCCGGCACTGTTGAACGCCCGGGACGCCGAGTCCCGGCCGATCAGGTCATAGCGGACGCCGACTGTGCGGATCGTCATCGGCTACACACCCCCTCGACGGGGTTGCGCCAGGCCGCTTGACGAATCGTCTGACCTGCGAGAACATCAGGACGCAGGCGAGAAGAGCCCCCCGAGAGCGAGAACGCCCGGGATGCCGGCCAACGCCAGCCAATCACCGCGAAGACTGCCACTGGATCACTTCCAAGATCGCTGGGCCCCCTTGCTTTTTGCTCCGGGGGGATAATTTTTTCGCTGTGGGCGGGGTCAGGAGCGACCCGATAGAAAAACCGGACATTCCCACGTTTATGCAGGTCAGACCCATAGTCAGGCCGCCTCGGCTGCCGTTCCAGCCGTTTCCGCAGGCCAGAGGCTTGGTGGCCCGCACCTGGGGCGTTGTCACTAGGTGCGGGCCACGAGCTGCGGGCCTGGCAAACCGCAGCGACCGGGCGCGAGGGAGGCTAAGACTCCGCGCCCGGGGTCTAGGTCAGAACGCCGGCCCGGCCAGACCGGTCCCGCCCAGCTCGACGACCGAGGCGGGGTGCCGGGCTGCGGTGAAGGCCAGGTAGCCGTACACCTGCAGGCGCACCGTCAGGTTGCCGGAGCCGACCTCCCGCAGGACGCGGGTGCGGAGCTGGGATTCCCACAGCAGCAGGTCGGAGGAGCGCAGGACGTGAACGACGTCCTCGTTGGTGCCGGTGCCGAGGGTGGTGGGCAGATTGGGGTCGGTGACCACCGGGAGCCCGTGCATCTGGCCGACGACCTGCTCTGCCGCGACCGCGCCGAGGGTGGCGACGGCGTTCATGGGGTTGCCGGCGCCGGGGACGACGAGGGGCCGGCCGGTGGAGTCGGTGGCGGCGAGGAACCAGGCCCACCGGCGGGGGTGCATCACGATCACGGTGGGCGGCTGGAAGCGGCTGGTGTGGATGCGCTGCACGGCGTCGGCGAGCTTGCTGTAGAGCTTCGCGACGGTCGGCGACGCGTCGGTGTAGGTGATCGTGGTGATGTCGTCGGTGCTGCGCACGCCGGTGACCTGACCGGACGAACCGGAGCCGGAGATGACCTGCAGGTCGGTCTTGGTGGCGTGGTCGGCGGCGAGGTCCCGGAAGATGACCTGGTCGAAGGAGACCGGGGACTGGTCGAGGAGTTGCACGGCCAAGTCCTGCTGACCGGCGATGGTGCGCACGGGCGCCGAGATGGAGGTGTCCGTCAGGTCCGTCTCGGTCACGGCCTGGTTGTCTGCGGTCTGGATCGCGGTGCTGGTGCCGGTGGCGACCTTGGGCACGTTGATGTTGTCCGTGCCGGGCGGAAGGGTCTGCCTCAGGCACAGGTTGGCGTACGCGCGGCCGGCGCGGGCGAGGTCGACGTACTGGTCCATCAGCCACCTGGGCGGGACGAAGTAGCCGCCGGCGCCGTCGGTGCGGTCGAGGTCGCGCTTCTCCTCGCGGACGTCCTGCGCGTGGCGCTGGAGCCGGCCGACGGACTTGCCGTCGGTGTCCATGCCGAGCTGGTGCCGCGCGAGGTCCTGGAGGTAGGAGCGGCCGTTGCCACGCTCGTAGGTGCGGTGCTCGCGGACTTCGACGACGGGGATGTCGGTGCGGGCTTCGCGTGGGGCCGGCTTGCCGGGTGCGGCCGTGGTGCGGACGGGCGCCGGGTTGTAGTCGGTGTGGGCGCCGCCGCGGACTTCGAGGGCCGCGCTGCGGGCGCGGGATTCGGCGAGGAGGGCAGTCTTGATCGGGCTGTACGCAGCCATGGAAGGTCCCTGGTGGGGTGCGCATCGCAACCACCCAGTGCCAGGGCTCGAAGACGGTGCTGGATCGACGTGTTGTTGTCGGCCAGTGCCAGGCCTGCTCAACGGTGACCTTGGGGCCCAGTGCCAGGGCTGTGCCCCCCCAGTGCCAGGGGGGCCGGATCGTCCGGAGCTGCTACCAAGCTAGCACCAGGGCGCTAGCTCCCGGAAGGGCCGAACGTGAGGGACGGCTTCTTCCGGGCGGGGCAGTCGTCGTCGTGGTAGACGACGAGGCCGCCTTCCCGGCCGGTGCGCGCGTGGCCGCCGCATGTGGCGCACGCGGTGACGGCGTTGAGGACGGCGCGGGCGGCTTCGACGTCTTCGGGGTCGACGGGGATCTCCCAGACCTGCGCAGGGCGGAGTTTCCGGCGGTTGCTCATACCCGCTTCCTTCCGCCGGGCCGGAAGTGCTTGATCCGGGCGTTCTTGGTGTCGTATCGGCGGTGGTCGGTGATGTCGACGCCCCGGCACTGCCAGGGTGCCCGTGGGGGCTGCTGCTGGTCGAGGAGGGCCCGCATGCGGGCCCGTATCTGGTCGGTGGTCACAGGGTCTCCCTGGGGTCATGGGTGGCGGGGCATTGGCGGCTGTGTGCGGGTGCGCAGGTGCGGCGTCGGCGGCAGAGGGCGGCCCCGCAGTCCGGGCACCGCACGTACGTGCCGCGGTCCTGGCGGGCCGCACACTGCGCACAGTAGATCCGGGCGGTCACGACAGCTGCTCCGTGCGGACCTTGCTGGGCTTGCGTCCCGTCGGTGGCGTCCACCAGGTCAGCCACCGACCGCAACAGCCGTAAGCGGCACTGCGGTGGCCGCTGGCGGCGTCGAGGACGGAATCCGGCTCGGTGGGCTGTCCGCAGGTCGGGCACGGGTCGGTGAGGGCGCGTGCTTCGTGCTTGCCGGGCTTCATGCCGTCTCCTTAGGGGTGGGGTCTCCATTTCTGGCCAGGGTTGGACCGCCCGCCGAGGGGGGCAGGTCTCCATTTCTGGCCAGCTTCTTCAGGTCGTCGGTCTCGATGTCGTCGGCGATGGAGTAGGCCCAGCGCACCCCGTCCTGACCCCAGGGGCGCTCGTCCACCGTGAGCAGCCCGAGGAGGTGAAGCTCCTGCAGGGCGCGGTCGACGGTCTTCCGGGGAAGCTGCACGCGCTTGACGACATCGGCCGTCATGGAGTTCGGGTGCTCCACCACATCGGCGAGCAGGGCCATGCGCAGCGGCGGCATGCTGTCGTGCGCGCACCGGGTGGCAACCGCCAGGGCATCCGACCGACTCATCCCGATGGCGATACCGCCGCGCATCACCTGGGCGAGCTGCTTGGTGAAGCGGGTGGGCATCTCCGGAGCGTGAGCCTGCGAGACGTTGCCCTGGAAGTCCCGCTCCACCGCGGTCCGGGCGAGGGTCACGATGTCGGCCAGGCCGAGGAGTTCGAGCATGTCGTCGTCAGTCAGGTCGATCACGGCATCGGGATCGACCGACTCGATAAGGCGCGCGACGAGATCGGCGAGTTCCTGCCGCATGCTGTTCTCGTGGCTGACGTTCTTCAGGGCCTGGAGCCCTGCGGCGCGCCGGCCCTTCTTCGCCTTGGAGTCGATGCGCACCAGAACGAACCGGTCCCCCATGGTCGACACCACGGAGTGCGCCGAGTCCCACGCGGTGGTGACGGCGCCGACGATGACCAGGCGACCCTTCCACGTGAGGGTCTTGCCGCCGTCCTGGCCGATCTCCCGGTCCCACCGTCCGTCGTAGATTTCCCGGAGGGCGGCGAGCACGGCCGCGCGGGCGTCCCGGTTCATCGACAGGATGGACGTGAAGTCCTTGATGACGAGGATGCCCTGCTCTCCGACCTTCCGCAGGAGACCGCCGTGCGCGTCCTTGGCGCGTTCCTTCTCCGCGGTCCCGGAGATCAGAGCGGCCTCGCCGGTGATGGTGGACACGATCAGCGCGCCCGCCCCCGCGAGGGGCATCACCGTCTCCGTCTTGGCCGCGCCGGAGCCGGAGACGACCAGCAGCCAGCAGGGGTCACCGGTCAGCTTGTTACCGGCGCCTACGGCCAGCACGGCACACAGGGCGCCGAGGTCGTAGTCGTCGCCGAGCCAGCGCGCGAAGCCTTCCAGGGTCTCCCACAGAAGTTGGCCAGCTTTGGAGACCCCCTCCCCTGAGAGTTGGCCAGAAATGGAGGACTGCCCCCCTGGGACAAGTTCGAGACTCATGCGGCAACTTCCTGCGGTTCGCGGGTGGGCATGTCGACCTGGCGGCCGTCGATCAGGTGGCGCCACCAGCCGGGGCGGCCCGGGATGGCTACGGGCGTCCACCCGGGGGTGGCGCGCACCTCCCGGACGGGCCCGTAGGTGGCCCGCGCGTCCTTGAGGGCGCGGGCGGTGCGCATGGTCCGCAGGGGCTTGACGGCCCGGGCGGCTACGGCGCGGGCGTCACCGACGACTTCGGCGTGCCAGGCCTCCGGGTCGAGGTCGGCGAGGACTTCGCGCCGGTGGTGTTCCTGCGCGGCCTTGCGCCAGCGCTCCGCGGCCTCCATCACGGCCGCGTACCGGCGGGGGTCCTGCACGGGCAGCAGGTGCCACTCGATCGACCCGTACCGGGGCCAGGACGTCAGCTCCCCGAGCTGCTGGAGGACGTGCGTCACCCACTTCGTGGTGACGTCCGGGACGTACCGGTGCAGGGGGTAGATGAAGTCGGGGTCCAGGCGCCGCATGGGCTCGACGTCGCTCATGCCGCCGCCCTTCCGCGCTTCGGCGCCAGCTCGTACCGCTGGCCGCACGGGGCGGTCTTCTCGCCGAGGGACACGTGCCGGTGCCACCGGTCGCACCTGGGACACCGGGCCGCGTACTCGACACGGCCGGCGGTGGCCACCAGGACGGGGCGGGCGAGCGGTACGGTGGGTGCAGTCCCACCGCTGCCCGCGAAGAGGACTTCCTGACGCCCCCCGGATTCCGCCCGGGGGGCGTTGCTCTTGTCGGTCATGCCGCGTCGCCCCCGAGCTTGGCTGCATCGGCGGCCTCGATGTCGTCCCAGCGGGCGCGGAGGTACTTCCCGCGCCTGAACATCAGCGGGCCGATCTCCGTCTTCGTGTAGTGCCACCGGCGGATGGTGTGGGGCGAGACCCCGTAGTGGGTTGCCAGCTCCTCGACGGTGGCCAGCGGACGGCGCTCCCGGTTCTCGCCACGACCGGCAAGAGCCTCGGATCGCGGGATGTCGATGTGAGTCATCGCCACTTCCCTACGTGTAAATTTTTCACGTCCATAGGTACAGACGTCTCCTTGGAAGGCATCATGCCCCGTCGTTGCCCGTGGTGCAACTACTAGCTACAGTGAATCGAAATCACATCCGCTGAGAGGCTGGCAATGGAAGACGCGATGGATCCGGTTCGAGCGGTCGCCCAGAGGGTTGCTGACCTGCGTCGACGCAAGGGCATCAACGCAACCAAGCTCGGCGAGCTGCTGGGAGAACAGGGCCTTCAATGGGACCGGTTCACGGTCGCCAATCTTGAGAGTGGCCGCCGCCGGAACGTGACCATCCCCGAGCTATTCGCACTCGCCGCCGCGCTGGATGTGCCACCACTCGCGCTGCTCATCCCGGAAACCGGACGGGTTCAGGTGACGTCGAAGAAGGCGCTCGATCCGGTCGCGATGGCCGCATGGATGGACGGAACACGCCGCCCTGGCGGCTTCCTTACGGCGCTGTTCACCCGCGAGGCCCGCCGCCTACGGGAGTACCGGGAAGTGACCACGGCCATCGCGGCCTCCAAGGGCGCCTACACGATGGCCTCCCAAGCTCGCGGTACCGAGGACGAGAAAGCCGCCAGCGAACGGCTCGACGTCGAGCTCGGCCGCTTGGCTCGGGTGCTCGAACCGCTCCTTCGGGATGGCGTGGTCCCGGGCCCCCTACCGCTCGGCTGGCTCACCATGATGGCCGCCCGCGGATACCTTGACGCCGACCTGGTGCCTGCAGACGAAGCCCGGCAGCTCGAAGAGTGGGAGAACGATGGCGAGCAAGAACATCAAAAAGAGACCGAACGGTAAGTGGCGGGCCCGGTATCGGGACCTCGCCGGCAAGGAGCACGCCCGGCACTTCGAGCGGAAGATTGACGGCGAACGCTGGCTCGACGAGGTGACTGCGGCCCTGGTCACCAATACCTACGTCGACCCCAAGGACAAGAAGCTCACGGTCGACCAGTGGTGTGATCTGTGGATCGACTCCTATGCCAAGCGGGAGTCGACCGTGAGACAAGCCAAGGTTCACCTGGCTCAGATCCGGGAGGAGTTCGGCCCGCTGCCGCTGCTGGCCGTCGACTCCATGGCGGTACAGCGTTGGATGAAACGGCTCCAGGACGAGGGCGTGTCGCACTCGTACCGGCATGCTCTGCACAGCCGGCTGTCTCAGGTGCTGCGCGCGGCCGTGGAGCACAACAAGCTGACGAAGAACCCGTGCACCCAGAAGACGTCACCGGGGCCTGCGAAGCAGCGGCCCTACGTCTGCACCGAGGCTCAGCTGTGGGCCCTGTATGGAGCCGCGGAGGAGAAGTATCGGCCGGCCATCCTGTTGGGTGCGTTCGCCGGCCTGCGAGTGGCGGAAGCGTGCGGGCTGCGCCTGGTCGACGTCGACCTCGACGGGATGACGGTGACGCCCACGGTCCAGTACCCGGCCAAGCCGCTCAAGACGGACGGGAGTGAGGCGACCGTGCCCATCCCGGACGTTTTCGCCAAGGAGCTGAAACGAGTGACCGCCGGCCGCACGGAGGGGTGGGTCCTCGTCGACGACGAGGGCGCCCAGCTCGGGCCGTGGAGGGTCGAGCGCCACATACGGCGCATCCGCAAGAAGGTCCCGGGGCTGTCCCCGGAGTTCCGCTTCCACGACCTCCGACACTTCTACGCCAGCATGCTCATCGCGGCCGGCTGCAACCCGAAAGTGGTACAGCAGCGCCTCCGCCACGCGTCCGCCAAGACCACGCTGGATACATACAGTCACCTTTGGCCTGATGCAGACCAGACCACCCGGGCGGCCGTGGCGCGGGCCATAGGCACCAAGATCACGGATGGTGCGGACCCTCTGCGGACTGAGGACCAGTCCGCAGAGGGAATCGCAAGCTCAGAGAGCCAGTGACCCTTAGAGGTCGAAGTAGAGCTCGAACTCGTGCGGGTGGGGGCGGAGCTGGATCGGGGCGATCTCGTTCGTGCGCTTGAAGTCGATCCAGGTCTCGATCAGGTCGGAGGTGAAGACGC